GGTGCTGGTGAAACGCATACTTTATAGCACCCTACTACCAGTTGTTCCCAACAGATTTTAATCTGCGAGGTATTCGCGTACATTTCAACGTCTATATCAACGCCCAAAGCCGTAGTGCCCTCGCATGTCTGCACTTCAACATTTGGCACGCTTATCTCCAACAGGCTCGCGCTGTCCATTGTTACATATCCATCTACACCAGTGGCATAAAAGTAAAAGGTAGGGTTAGTCGATACCGCGTAGAAGTAAACGCAATGCGTACCAATAGAGTTAAAGGCGTTGTTTTGCAGGAATATGGTGGCATCACTGCTAACTATGGCAAGTGCCTGTCCTACGGTTATTTCCGTAATTTCTACACAAAGTTGGTAGTACTTGCCTACCTCTAACGTTACCTGTTGCCATATCTGCCCACCGCTGAATATCTTAGCTTGGTTCAAAGAAACGTTTACAGTATCCCATTCCCAGCCGTCTGGGGTCTCGAGTAGGTTATCAAGGTTGGGGTTGCTGAAAAGCTGCACGTTGGTTTCCGCGTCAACCGATACTTGGAACGTGGTACATTTATCCTTTGGCATCAACTGGTAGTAAGTCCTGCCCAATGTCCTGCAATAAACGGTGTCCCCGCTTGTCAGGTCAAATGCTTGGTTGGGTATGGGATATACTGCCATATCGTAAAATTACACATTAGCCCTTAATAATTCAAACTTTGCCTCACTGTTCTTTAGGTTGTACTCAAGCGATATAATGTAGCCGTACTTGTGGTCTACATCGGTCTCGCTAAACCCTATCAAACCATAAGGCGAGTTCCGTATCTGCACAAAGTCCTCAAACCTTAATGGATACACAAAGCTATAGGTTTCGGGAATCCAGTAAGGGTCAAAGTCCCCGCTTACAAAGTCTTGGTTTTCCGTCAACAGTTGGTGGTCGAAATCGCCCAAGCAATTCGCTTGCTCCGCGCTGGTCATGGTAATGTTCCCTTCGCCCTCTTGGAATCTTACCTCCGCTGTGGGTTTCCTGAACAAAGCCCCTGTAATAGCTCTTAACTGCCTTAAAAGGTTACGTGCGGGCGAGTACCTCAGGTTGTACGTGGTGGATGGCTCTAACAGGTTCGTAACGCCCGTAAAGTTCTCGTCTTTCTCGCAGGTGTCAAGGTCGTTAACGTCATGTTTTAACGCAAGGATAAAGTTATCGTTGTCATACTTCCAATCTGACGTAGTGTACTCTGTTGCCCTTCTTCTCCTAGTGGTCTCTATCGCGTAGCTTCCCGCTATGTAAGGGCTTAGGCTTACGTACCTGTTTTTTCGTTGTACCTGTGGCAAAGAGTACCTGTGTACACTGTTAGGCTCTTCCAAACCGTTTACGTCCTCTGTCTGCCACTTCTCATAGCCTATCTCCACCTCGTTATAGTATTTTTCTTGGGCTATTCGCATTTCCACCTCTGGTATATGGTCGTATTTAGCCATTATTAGGTTGGAATAGAAATAACCTATAGGCTCTACCCGCATCCTGTTATTCAACACCCCCCAGCCTATCCCATGCAGGCTATCCATGCTATCCAACAGGTCTTGCATGTTTACCGCTATCGCGCTGCGGTCGTCACTGTAGCCCCTTAACTTTAAACCGTTGGTTATAGCCGTATAGCCCCCGCATCCCGTCTGTGCGTAATCTACAGGCTCTGAATTTGTCCTGCCAAAGTATTCACTGGTAAAACTTATCGGCTGGTTTGAAATAGCATGGGTTACCCTGCCGAACAATTCGTGTATCGCCCATGCCTTTGTTACACTGGGCGTAAACGTGGAATTATTTTCCAACGTAAGCCTAAAGGAATCATAAGCCCATCTAAACCTTACATCAAAAGTACCGCTGCCCGTGGTCAATAAATAATTACCCCCAGTAATAGCCCATGCCAACCATATCCTGTCCCCTGCTTCTAATGTAATAGTTTGTGAGCCGCTGCCGCTAAATGGGCGCGTAACGGTATTGGTGCTGGTGGAGTAATTGCCTAATGCTGCCAATTGTATCTGTGTGCCAGTAGCTAAATCTTGTCCGTAGTGTAGTTGTAATATCCATTGCCCCGCGCCACCAAATCCCCTTGATTGCGGTGTAGGCATAAAGTCGGTATACACCCCGCTAAAGTCCCAACTTAAGGTAACGTCACTTGGGAAAGATACTATAGGGTCGTTATTCGTAAAGAACTCCTGTATGTTGCTGTCGGCACGTAAAAAAGAACCGCCTGCCCTTACATCTATAACGGTGGGATTGTCAACCATGCTACTAAGGTCTCCGTTGGTCTGCAATATGCCGTGGTTTATCCATGCACCGTACTGTAACCCGAATGTCAACGGCTGTATGGTCTCCCGAATAAACAGCTCTGTTTGCTGTAACTGCGATAACAGGTAAATTACCCTGCTATGCATGTTTACGTCATACCCACCGTAGGTGTAGGGCGTAACGCTTCCACCGTCCAATGTAGTAGCTTGCTCTAAGTTGATGGGCGTATCCATCCTGCGCCTCAACAACACCCCTATATCGTAATTATCAACAGGTACGTTAATGCTGTTGTGTTTCCTTACGATGGAGTTTAAAGCCAGTAAACCTGTGAACAGCAATTGCCCACAGTAGGTTACGGTCAACGTTATTTCCACGTCCGCACCGTTGGATTCATATAGCCCGTTGATAAACTCGTATCCACCTCCGTTGCACCAAAACCCCAAGTCGATACTTACCTCTTGGTTGATGCCGTGCCAGCGCTCGTCTCTTACCAATGCCAAACTAATATCCTCCCATCCCTCGGGGTCGCGGGATAGTTTATAGGTGGCGGTGCCGCTGGTTAGGGTGTAGGTATAGTTCATTTATACCTCTTGGTAGGTGTTCTTCTTTTTAATATACGTACTCCATGCTGCGAAGCATGCAAGATTATGACGCATTATTACATAATGCTCTCCATCAATTTTAGGCATTTCGGGATGCGCCCATGCCCACTGGTTACCAATGGTGCCAAACTGGTCACAAAAGTTATTAAAGACTTCTTTTTGCGCCTCGCTAAATTTCTTCCAGATTTTAGGGGCGCATTCGTATGTGTTTTCTATCATATTCTGTTGTTAAAGTACCTACGTTTATCAAGTGCGTTAGCCGTGGCGTTGCCTATTTGTTCCGCGTTGCCTATCGTTACCCTTTTGTTTTTTCTGGTCTCATGTATAAGCATCGTATCATCAAACCCTTGCGACTTCATAGAGCTTGCTAGGTTGTTGGCGAAACTTTGGCTGTCTTTTTCCTTTTTAGCCTGTAAAATTGGCATGATATACCTTTGCTGCACGAACTTATCATAGTTTCCTTTGTTCATGGCATCCAGCGCGTCCTTATGCCGTTGCGTGGCTTTAGCGGTAATAACGCTTTCCCCCCTTGATAACATGGCTGGTATATCGTCGCTGGTTGCAGTACCTTTGCCCTGCAACCCTACGACACCTTTGGCGAACTCTGGTATCGGTGTTGCCGCTATTACCGCTAATTGTGCCGCGCTGGCTATGCCTATGGCTATCAACGCTGGTATGTTGCCCAAGTTCTTGCCTATGGCGGCAGAAGCCCCGATTATTACCTGAAACGAGGCGTTTGCTTTTTCCGCTATCGCCTGCCTCCTTAACTGTTGTTTCCTTATCGCGGCTTGGCGTTCTTCCAGCGCGTTAATCTTTTCGTTGTATGCAGCCTCTTGGTTAAACAGTTGCTCTTTGGTTATTTCCCCGTTTTCTACCTGCCTTTGCCCTATCTCTCGCATTATATCGAAGTGCTCCTGCGCGCGTGCTTTCTCCCCGTCTAACTGGCGTATAATGGCATCTGATTGTTGCTGACCGATAGTAGAGAATAATCCTGTCAAGTCAGTTATAACCGATAACGAGGTTTCCCGCAAGGTAGCCGCTAGGGTATTGGCTGTTTCCTCTGACTTTAACCGTAAATCGTTTTGAACCCTTATGTACTTTTCAAGTTCTGTTTCTATTTCTGGCAGCTTGGATTTTGTCTTTTCCATTTCCTCCAAAAACTTCTCTTGTTGCTTGGTGGCGTACCCTATCTGGTCGCCCAACGCTTGGAATATCTCGTCAAGCCTTTCCAACTGTGTTTTGGTTACGTCGATACCAGTATCTATAGCCTCGAAATTAACCTTTGCAAAAGGGTCGGCAATGTTCTGGAATAATACTATCTGCCTTTGCAGTTCCACTATTTCCCTTTGCAGGTCTCCATACTTTTCTATGTTGCCGTCAATGGATATATTCAAACGTTGCTGGCGTTCCTGTAGTTTAGCTATCTGTGCCTCCAAATAAGGGATAGAACCCCTTACCGTTGGGTTGGTTAGGTTTTCTATACGTTCCTCCAATGCTTTTATCTGTGCTATTAAACTGCTGAATAATGGGCTGCTTATGTCGGTCTTATCCAGTGTTTCCTTTAGCACTTTCAATTCCCCGTCCAATGATTCCAAGGTAACGATAGGCTTTACGGCTTCTTGCCCTAACGCGTTAAGCGCGGCATTATACTTAGCTAACGCCTGCGACGCAGCGGTAAACCCTCCCGCTTGGGTCAGCAATACGGTATTTATCTGGGAGATTATAGTAATAAGCTCGCTTTCGCTCATACCCTCGGCGGATAACAGCCTGTTTATTTCCGCGTTGTATTCCTTTAGCTTTTTTACAGCCTCGTCAGCTACGGCAATGTCCTCTGGCGTAATAAAGAACCCCAGCGTGGACGCTGTCAGTATTGCCTTGCCTACGTTCTCTTGGGTGCTGGCAACTTTCAATACTGTGTTTATGTATTCTTTATTGAAATCGATAAACCCGACCAACAGGATCGCGCTCTTTTGTTTTAGGTTCTCAAACCCAGCTGCTAACCTTTGCGTTGGTGGCACGGCTTCTTCTATTGTGATAGCTGCTTTGCCCATTTCCTTGTCAATGATATTCCCAACGGCAGCGGCGAAGTCGCCAGTCCTCTTAAATTCCGCTTGCAATTCTGCCGCTCCAATCCCTAAGTTATCTATTACCAGTGTTGACTTTCTGCCTATACCGTCGATAATGGAGTTTACCAGATAATCAACCTCTTGACCTGTTTCTGCTGCGCGTATGGTAGCGAATTGCAAAAGTTTGGGTAGTGTTTCAAGTGATATTTTAAAGGCATTAGCACGTACCGCCAATTGCTTTAGCTGTAAATCTGCTACCCCGAACCCCGTGGCGGCTTGCAGGGCTGCCAAGTCCCGTGAATCGGCTATCGCATCGAACGCCTTATTAACGCCTTTAGCTTTATAGCCTATATCCAATAATTCTTTGCCGAAACTCAATAACTGTTGTACGCCAAAAGCTATACCTACAGCGGCACCTATATTCCTGAAAGTGCCTACCAAATCCCTGTTGGTGGTTTGTAGGTTTCTCGTTTCGCCGCCCAACTGCCTCACCCTTTCGCGGGCTTCGTCCATCCGCCTATTGTAATCCCTTATTTCCTCTTGTGAGTATGTTTGCCGCCTTATGCGCAGTAACTCTTGTAGTTCCCTTTCCTCTTGCTCTAATAGGCGTATCCTAGCATCTGCGCTTCTGGTTTCGTCAGCGGTTATATTAGCGTTTGCATTCCGTGAGCTTGCAGACATTTGAGCCTCGCCCCTTAACACCGCTTGCACCAACGATTCGAAGTTAGCTTTCGCCTTGTTGACGTTTAGTATGTACTCCGCTGTTATTTGCTCTAAGGCCATGAATCACAAGGTTAAGCCATTCGTTTATCGTCATTCGGTTTACCCTGTCATAAGTCAACGGGTCTCCGTTAGCCAAAGATAATAAATTTAACTCTTCTTCTTTTAATTGGTTGTAGAGTTCTGCCCTGTACCATAGTACTGCTCTAGTGCCAGATTCTCCGCTTCTATCTTCGTCACCAGATACTGGTAAAAGCCCTTGAAGTCTTGCTTCAATTCTGGTAAATATGGTATGTACGCGTCTAATCTGGCTAGCACGAAAAAATGGTAAAGCCCTAACCGTGTTGATACGTCACTGGTGAAGGTCTCTACCTTTTTGTTGTGCAAGGCTTGGTCGAACTCAAAAGGGTTCTCATCTTCCCGTATGTAGAGTATAGCTGCCATATCCATTAACAGGGTAGGGTGTAGTATATTGTCCTTTCGTAGCTTCATTTCGCCCACTAGGTGCATTAGGCTGGCTAGGTACTTGCTTACGTTGGCTACGTTTTTGGGCTGGCTTAAAGCTGCTTCCAATTGGCTCTCCATGTTATCCAAGAACATAGCGGTCTCTTTGCCATCTAGCCCCCTTGATAGTTCGGTCAGGAATAGTTGAATCCTGCCCTTACGGATAACGGGAATATCCATGTCGTCAACGTACCTGTAGTATTTCCTGCCCTGTAGGTCTACAAAAGCGAAATCCGTGCCTTTTAACGGGTCGGCTTTATGTTTCCACAGTTTGTTTACCTTCGCTCTGAACCATTGGTTATGGTGGTATATGTATTCTAGCATTTTTTAAATGGTTTAGCTTTATGCCACTTATCTCTTTCAGGTTGCGAAATATCAATATGATGTCTTACGGGTTCTTTATGCATATTTAACATCCTGTTTACAAACTCATCAATCGGTATTTCCAATGCTGGCATTGCCTCGCGGGGAAAGTCTATGCCGCAGATTATCAAATCTTCATCGTCCCCGTACATAATGCAGGTTTCATCTCCCATGTGTACCTCTTCATAAACCGTCTTAATCCCCAAACATTTGGCTATGTTAAACAACTTCTTTGCTTGATAGTTGTTTTTACATTCAGCAAAGCATACGCCTATCAGTTGGTGGCTCATTTCTGGAAAGATAAGATTAAGGCGTTAAGCCCTGCCAGCATCACGATGTAAAAAGGTAGCACCCACAACAAAGTCCAGCTAAAGCCAAAGGCTAGTATCACAAGTGGAAGTATGTAGCTATGGAAAGACGACATGCAGATAGGGCACTCGAATAAAGGCATTTTTAGCCACTCTGGCAGGTTATTTAACTTCCGTGGTATGAAGTCCAGTATCATGCCGTCATTCATGGCTGCTTTAAGCCCATGGATATACAGGCAGTTGCAAAGGATTGTTGCCAGTATTAGAATTATGTCAAACATTTGGCTGTATGATTTTTATAAACTTTTTAGGTGCTGCATAGGAATTACCGTCTACCGTTATTAGTTCTGTTTCGTAGCTATGTGGCGGATTGTGGTATTTGTATTGAAGTTGGCGCATAGCATCTTTACCATACCAAGCAAGAATATAATCCCCTATTTCTAATAGCGATTCATCCCAATCTAGCCAATCTATATCTGTCATAAAACTTGTGTTGCGTTAGTAGCTATCAAATTGGTTGCCTCAATTACGTTCTTAAATTTCAACCGTAAACAAGCATATGTAGTCGCGCCCTTGGTTATATCTACCGTGTCGTACATCAATGCACCTGCCTCCGTCACCCATAATTTGTACGTAGCGTTCTCGTGGTAGAAGTTTTCCTCTGGCAGTTCCATGTTCAACGTAACCGCACCGTCAGCGTCCGCTTCCACGTCCTCGAAATGCACCTGACCTGTCGAGGTCTTTTCTACGTAGATACGGTAGGCTTCGCCAGTAGTAAAAGTATCACCAAAGGTAAACCCAGTTGAAGGGCTTAATAACTGTGATATGGGTGTGCAGTTAAGGCAGTTCAATTGTATGGGTTTAATAGTTTGTCAGCTTGGGATTCCGTAATAGGTAAGCTTTCATAATTCTCGTGCTTATACCACTGCCCGTCTTCGGTTTTAAATACATCAAAACGCGCCTCGTTGCGTATTTGGCAACTATATACCTCTACTATTTCTTTTCTCATGGTCTTAGTTGTTGTGTAACAAATATAGCTTCATGTAAATCAAACTTTGATAAAGTTAGAATAATCACCTCTCAATACCTCATTGTAGGCTTTCTCAAAATCTTCATCATAACAAATCTCTTCCTCTTCGTAAGTTCCCATAGGTAACAAATATAGCTTATTTGCGCATCTTTTCCAAATACTGCCCGAAGTAGGTAGCATCCATGTAGCGTTGTGTGTCCAGCAAGTGCCCCGCGTTCGCATCCTTGGGTTTCAATATCTTTCCTTCTGCGTACTCTACCGTCCTAAAGTCTTCTATAAGGTAAACGCACCTTGGGTGTATCTTCCTGTTGGGGTGTCGGCTTAGTATTGCATTGGATAGGGTATTGCTTTCACCGTGGCTTGGGTTTTTACGTAAGAAGTCCATCCTAGCGGGTTTCAATTCGTTCTGTATTATCTGGTAATCGGTGTACCTGCTGTTGGCTTTCCTGCTGAATGCGCTAGCATCCCCAGTTACCCTTATGTGTAGGTTGCCGTACTTAAGCCTTATTTTATCGCACAACTCCTCTGTGTAGCTTTTATCCATCTGCCTATCTTTGGCACTCAATAACCTAAACTCGTCCAGCGTATAGTAAAAATCATGCCCGTACTGGTGTAAGGTAGCCGTGGCAGGGCTAACGTTAAAGTCAAAGGATATATAGGCGGTTAATTTGGGGTCAATCTCTATCGAATCGCTTATAAAGCTATCGTTAAACATGTGCATAAAAGGGTTGGCCACCTCTGGTATGCCCCACTCGCCCAGAAAATAAACCCTGTGGAAGTTGGCGGAAAGACTGCCCTTAATCTTAATCTTAGCTATATCTTCATCTGTCAAGAACGGGTTGTCCCGCCACGAGGTTTCTATTAGCCTCCTTTCAATGGTCATTACCCTGCCGTCAATCTCCGTTGTTTGAGGCCATACAGCACCAAAGAAGTACGCCTTAATCCAGTTCCTGTGGTCGGTAGGGTTGAAACTTAACATTACCTGTTTGTAATGGGTCAGTTCGCCCCTTACCCTTGTATCCAGTTGGTTGAAGTCGTCTTGTGTGAGTTCCGTGGCTTCTTCAATCCATATTCCTGTTGGTCTGTGAATAGACTTAACCTTTTCGGGGTCGTCTATGCCCATGCATATTATCTCGTTGCCCGTAGGCGTGTGGGTGATTACGTGGCGGGTCTGGTTATAGGTGAACTCATGCGCAAACCCTGTTGATTGTATCGCGCTCTTTAGCTCTTTCCAGATAGAACCCTCGATAGTTCCCGCTACCTTACGGATGCACAGGAATCTATGCCCTTCCTCCGTTACAGTCCTTAGCACTATCTTTTGGGCGCAGAACACGCTTTTGCCAGACCCAGCCGTGCCTTTGAAGACTAGGTAAGGTGTCTGGTCGTTAAGGTAGGGTATGTAGGTTTCGTTTATTTGCACTTAGGAAGTCTAAGGTTTTAAAAGTGCCGTATTTGAGGGCATTTAGTATTGATAATCAACAAAGTAATTTAGGAAGTCTAAACCTCTTTTTGCTCCTTTTTAGGCACTATTTCTATTTCTATAGTGCGTTTGGTTACTTCCAAGCTGCCCGTTACCTCTTGTTGTATCTTATCGCCAAACATCTTAGGATAGTATTTGCCCATCTTCCATTTGAGCGCATCCAGTATCACCCTTGCCGTCTGCGGGTCGATAGTACCGTTTTCCAGTCCTGCTATGGTATTATCGTATTGGAATTCAACGCTTTCTGCCTTGTCCTGTCGGGCTATCGTGTATAGGGCTAATAATTCTGGGTGGTTGTTTCTCCAAGTCCTGAATGTTTCCCAAGTAGGGTACTCGTTCTTTTGTAGCAGGGCTTTCTTGATGTTCATACCATCGGCAACAAACTCGCAAATCTCTTTGCACAGTTCAAAGTCATACTCACTTGGTCTACCTGCTGGCATAAACTTATTTTTCAATATTTGTAATAAAGAACCCAGTATCCATACCTTTGTGCTCTGCCACTGTTATAAACTCCCACCCCATTTGCTCCATTATCTCTATATCGCAAGGTGGAGCGGTTTCAATTAAATAGGTTATGGTTACTACCGCTGGCATGGGTTATTGGTTTATAGTATTAATGCCTCTAGTTGTTTGCTAGATATCCGTTTATCGGATGATAAGGGAAAGTTAAACTTATACGTTTCTTCGTTTATTTTGTTGCTGTATACTAGCACACACCCCCAAAAGTACATATACTTCTCCTTGAGAGGGTTATTTGCATATTTGTTCCATAGGTCTTTTGCTTCGCCCATTGTGTCACAAACAATAAAAAACTCCTCTGGTATCATCACTTCAAAGTTAAGGGTTTTATTCTTTAATTAGTTCTTTTGGGTAAGGTGCGTTTTCAATTAACCCTTCATGCTTATAGCTACCTGTTTCGTTGCCAAGTTCGGCAGCACATAACTCTTTCTGCTTATCGCACATCTCTCTGGCGTACTGGTTGATAGCCTCTATTGCTTGCCGCTTACTATCCTCGGTTAGCTTGCTTTCGAATATCTCTATTATCTCTTTAGGTGTCATTGGTTTTAGTTTGCTTTATCTTCTGGGTGTGCCTTTAACCTGTCTACTCCCTTTTGGTACTCCTCACGGGTTAAATGGGCGGGTTCTATACCGCTGTTTGGATATACTGCTATATATTCTTTATCCGCTGCTTGGTGGGGGTTTACGTTGGGTACTATTTGAACCACACAATCCAATGCACATTCGGCATGGTATCTATCAGA